GGCATAATGTAAGTATTGGTAAAATACAAGCATGGCAAGAAATGCTTGATATTGCTGAACCAAAGTAGTTAAACTACTTAACCGCCTTTACACCGTAAGGAAAGGGCACAAATATTAACCAATCCGCATAGATCGGGACATTGGAAGGAGTTATATGTCAGAAGAAGAGGTACAAGCAGAAGAGGTAGAAGAATCAGAAGAATCTGAAGCCTCTGACGAAGAACTTTGGGAACAGGATGAAGAATCAGAAGAATCAGTAGAGTCTACTGAGGAGGACACCCCTCAAGAAGAGGAATCTGAACCAGAAGAAGAAGAAACTGAGGAAGAAGCTGAGGAACAGCCTGAAGAACCACAGCATGATTATGAAGCACGTTACAAGGACTTGGAGCGTGAGTTTCATAAAAGGAATGAAGAATCTGCTAGGATGCGTGAAGACCTCAATGAGTTTAGACTCAGAGATGTTGAACGTGAACAGGTATTATCTAATGTACGGCAAGGACTTTCAGAAACGGAAGCACCCCCTGCTGATCCAAAAGATGCCGATAAATTCTTTGATAAAGCAGATAAAGAGACAATGGAGGAGTTCTCCGAACTTTCTTCTACGTTTAAGAAGATGATCCAGCATGAGTTGGCAAAGCAGGGTACTACCGTGCAAGAAGCCACCTTACAAGCTCAGGAACGCATTAAACAGTTAGAAGAACAGAATAAGGAGAATAATTATCAGCAGTTCCTACAGTATCATGAAGACTATATGGTAAATAATGTAGGAGAGGATTACAGAGAAATAGATAAAGACCCTGATTTTCAGGCATTTGTCTTAGGTAGTCCTGCGATGACAAAAATGATGACTGAGTCAACTGACCCAGTAGATCATGCTTCTGTAATGGACTTATTCCTATCAACCCAAGCGGGACAAAATGCGTGGCGACCCTCTGAAGAACCAGAGAAAAAAGTTCAAGCTAGTACAAAACGACAATCTAAAAGAGCGGCGGCGACTGGGCTTTTAGGTAATTCCGCACCCGTTAAAAATAAAAATGTGGACAACATGTCCGATGAAGAATTATGGGAAGCGATTCCCGATTAACAATTAAATAAATGATAGGAGTAAATTATGGCGGCATACGGCGGCACAGGCTCAGTCTCAGGATCAGCTTACGGTGATCTTAGTAAGAATGATGCCTTCACTATTCAGAAGAAGATGTTACCAATTGCAAAGCGATTGTTGACATTTGCGAAATTCGCACAAAAAGAGACTAAGCCTCAGAAACAGGGTTTAGAAATCAGGCACCGCAGATATGAGCGGTTCCCAATCGTTGACACCCCAATGGCTGAAGGTGTAACTCCAGACTTTGTAAGTCTTGAGCATACAACCCTGAAGCACACACTCAAGCAGTACGGATCATATGTAAATACTACTGACGTTATGTTGGCGGCATCTACTGATCCAGTCCTCAAGGTTATCTCTGAGCGACAAGCACAGCAAGCTGGTGAGACAGTTGACTTCCTTAGCTATAAGGCATTTCGTGCTGGAACACAGGTTAAGTATGTAGGAACTTCCGCATCTGCACGTTCAGATGTTGACATGACTATTGGTGGAGTTGCACCAACAGTTAATGATCCTACAGCAGGAACTCAGACACTTTCATCTCTACAGACAGCAATCCGTGCTTTAGAGAACAACGATGCAAAGAAGCTCAAAAGCAAGCTAAAGGCATCCGTTGGTATTGCAACAGAGCCAATCCGTGAATCATACATTGCGATTTGCCATCCTGACCTACGACAAGACATCCAAGCTCTTCCGGGCTTTGTATCCGTTGAAAACTATTCGGATCAAGGGGATGCAATCGAAGGCGAGATCGGCGGCGTAGAAGGTGTACGTTTCATCACTACAACTCAAGCTGTTCCATTCAAGGATGCAGGTGACACCAATGGTGTTGCAAACTGCGTATCCACAGGTGGAGCAAACGCTGATGTATACCCTGTGTTAATTTTCGCAGAGGATGCAATCGGTTGTGCAACATTAGGTGGAATGGATTCACTCCGCTCTAAGGTTGTTATGCCTAAACCCGGCCCCGGTGATCCACTAGGACAGCGTGGTACGGTAGCATGGGATACATTCTACTCATGTATTATCCTTCAAGACCTGTACATGTACAGACTTGAGGTGGCGTGTACGAAACTTTCGTAACATAACCCAATAGCCCTTCCAATGGGAGGGCTTCACATTTAACTTAAATTAGGATAGATATGGATTCTTTAAAAACTAAAATAACGAGTGCCAAGCAGATGTCTGCGATTGACTTTGTCAACTTTGCAGACGGTGCTACATGGAGTGCGGCAACTTATAAGCGTGTCATCTACATACCAGAAGGTGCACGTGTTTGTGGTTTTGGTATCAATGTAGCTATTGCGGCTGGTAGTGGTACTGGAACTAATACCATTTCAATCGGTCATGATGCCGGAACTCTTCAAACTGATACAGGTATGGGTCATATTTCTGCTTCCGCAGATGTTGATGCATATGCTAAAGCAGTAAATATTGAAGCTGTTGGATTTACTGGCCCTGAGCGTGGCCCCGGAGATGCGGCGGTTACAAATGGAGTTGAGCTTATGGGCAAGCCTCCAACAACCACAAGTTCAGCATCTTACACCTCTGCTCCAAGTACCACAGGTATTTGGTCTTCATCAGGTGAGAAGGTTGTTCCAGTTGTAGGATATGTTACAACAGGCGCAACTCAATCAACTGGAGCTTTACATTGGTGGGTTGACTATTGCTTTGATGCAAACATTGTTTGGGAACAAGCAAGTTTAGCTTAATAGCATAATTCAGTAGTGGGTGGCATTTAGTCACCCACATTCTAACAACGGAGATATATAAGGAGTACTATGTCAATAGCAGGTGGTTTATTACCTAGTGAAGGTTTACCAAAACAAAAAAGACATGAAAGCTACGCACCAGCGGGTGACGGTAAGTTTGTTATTTTACCCAATGGAATGAAGATGGCGGCTGAGTATAAGAAGGGGGATACAGTACCAGAAGGATTTGCTGTAATAAACATAGATTACGGTAATGACAACACAGAGATGGGGCCAGTCCCGGTTACACACGGAGATTGGACTATTGTTATACCAAGAGGTTCCAACAGAATAGTACCTCTTCAACATATGAACATACTGAATGATGCTGTATCAACCGACTACTTTCAACGGGATCTCTCTCAGGGTCTTACATCTAGGTCTAGTAGAAGATTTAACTTCCAAGTAATAAAGTATCCTAAAACTGGACAGAAGGCAGGAGTAGAGTTTGATGAATCTTCTGACCCTATTACGAAAGAAGATGTTGAAAATGCGATAGAACGTCATGAGGTGATTGACCTTGACCAAGATTAATGAATCAAAAACAGATAAGAGAACGTGTTGAAACAGCATTACAGGACTCAGGAAACAGGCATTGGTCTGATGGTGAGATAAATACATATATTAATGATGCTCTAAATGAATTTACAAGGCG